CCGAAGAAGTAGAGCACTCCCTCTGGGTCTCGCGTCCAGGCGCGTCCGAACGCGATGCCGGTTTCGACGCTCACGTTGTCGAACTCGCCGCCCGCCATCGGGTCCCCGGTCAGGCGCCAGATCGAGCTGTCGCCCCCGAAGATCAGCATGTCGTCCGAGTACGGGATCAGCGCCGTCACGATGTCGGGCGCAAGCCCCGCCTGGGCGAGGTTGCCAGAGACCGCCTGCGTCGAGAGCGGCGGCTCCACCCCGAAGTCCCAATCGAAGGCGTCCCCGAAGGCCGACATGGCCCAGTTCTGCGGATCCGCGTCGCCGTTCGCGATCACCATGCGGTTGCGCCACGCAGCGAGCAGCTTGTACCGCTCGGGGATCTGCCCGATCGACGTGCCCACCCACTCGGAGACCTTGTCCGTGATCGGGTCGTAGTAGCGGTAGGCGTTGCCGTCGGTGAAAAACGCCTTGCCCTGGAACGCCGCGACCGAGACAAGTGACGCATCGACCGCGAGCGCGTTGTTGCCACCACCGCCAGCGGGGAACGCGACCGTGGGGAACTTCTTGATGTCACCGTCAGCGACCCCGAGGTACACGATGTTGCGGTGCTGCACCGTGGACGCGGCGAGCGCGGGGGCCACGAGGACCACCTTGTTCAGCGTCTTCGTGTCCGCTGCGGGTGAGCCGTCGTCGTTGCGCGTGCCGAGCCAGACGTATTCCGCAAGGTCGTCGCCCGCGTAGGCGTCGTCGTACTCGGGATGCGGGCCCAGAGCGACCGCGTGCGCCTGCTGCTCGTCGGGCAGCGTGTAGTACCCAAGCGCGAAGTACGCCGCCCCTGTGTCAGGTGCGACCACCACGAGCGACTGCTTCGGGGAGATGCTGGGCGCGTAGAACGGGATGTAGAGGTTGTTGTTCTTGTCGACCGCTAGGCGCGGGTACTCGTACCCGAACTCCGTCGTCAGCGAGAGAACCGCCGCCGTCACCGTGTACGACGTACCTGAGTCCGTGATCTGCACGTAGTAGTCGTACGACGGCCCGCCGCCCGAGTCCGGCCCCACGCTGTAGACGCGCTTCGAGGGGGCCGCAGCCACGCCCCAGCCCACTCCGCCGACCTGCGTCCCGCCCCCGACCGTCCACTTCCACTTGCCTGCGGCTGGTCCGAACTTCGAGACCATCGGGTACACGCCGCTCATCAGCGACGTGCTCCACTCGGTCGGCTCGGCCTCGTCGTAGGTGTTGTCCTTCAGCGGTGGGCCGTCCGCGAGTTGGTGCGGATGCGGGTAGGCCGTCGTCAGCCCCGCCGTCCCGTTCGTCGTGGGCCCGTAGATGCTGTTCGCTTCGGATTCGTTGCCGTTGGTGCCGTTGCCGTAGTTCTCGGTGTTGAAGTCGCAGCCGCCAGCGGTGTAGCTCGCGGCGGACCCAGCGACCTTCCCGTCCTCGCCACCAGTCCCGTCATCGAGCAGGTGCGCGACGCCGTACTTCCACGCGAGGTATGCCTCGATCTTCTCCACCTCGGTCGAAGTCGAGCTATCGAAGGTCCCGTCGGGCGCGGTCGGAGCGGTCTTGTCGGGGTAGAAGGGGTGCTGAACGACCCCCTTCGTACCGCCGTTCTCTTCGGGGTCTCCGTTGCTGTCGAAGTGCGTGCTGTCACGCAGGACGATCATCTCGTAGATCGTCCCCTTCATCGGCAGCCAGTTGCCGTTGCTCAGGGGGTTGCCAGCGTCGCCGTAGGGCTCGGTCGCGCGGGCGTCGTTCGCCTCGTCCGAGAGGTAGCCCAGCGTCGACTGTTCGCGCGTGACCCCCGAGTGCCCCTTGTAGATGTCGATCGGCGTCCCGTTCACGCGCCAGACCGACTTGTGCGGGCTCGTGACGCCGCCGCTGTTCACGATCGAGATGATCGCGACGTTCTGCGGGTTGCGGTAGTGGCCGTTGTGCGGCTGGTTCGCGTTCTGGGCCGTCGTGTACCCGCCCAAGTCCGTGTTCTCCGCCTCGTCGCTGTCGTCCGAGAAGTCGTTGTAGTTGATCTGCCCGAACTTGGCCGTGCCCTCGTCGGGGTCGAGCGACGCCTGGCGGTTCGCAACGATCGCGCGATACCAGAAGCTGTCTCCCCCAGCGTCGCTCCAGCCCTCGCTGTCCGAAGAGCCCACGCCGTCCCATATCTGGACCTGGTCGTTGTAAACCTCCTGGCTGAACACGCAGAACTTCTCGGTGCCGCTGTCCTCGAGCTCGACGAGCATGAAGAGCGCCGACATGTTGCCGAGGTAGCCCGGCAGGATCGTCGACTGGGACGAGGCCGCGCCGACATCCGTGCCGGCCCAGTTGCGGATCGAGAACATCCCCGCCGCGCCGTCGAAGCGCACGCCGGGCAGGCCCGCGAGGCCGCTCTCTAGGTACTCGGGCGCGCTCAGCTCGGTGTCGTAGCGGTCGGTCGTTCCCTCCTCGAAGTCCGGCCAGTGGCCCCCGTGGGCGTAGAGGTTGCGGAACTGTCCCGTGAGGTGCCCGGAGTGGCTCGTCCAGCGCAGGACGCGCTTCCCGTCGGGCGAAAGGTCGCCGACCCCCCCCAGGCTGTCAGCCTTCCACCAGCCCCAGATGCGCTGCTGGAACTTCGTGAGGTAGGTCGGGTTCCACATGTCGCTCTCGAGCACCGTGGGCGACAGCGTCACCTCCGACGGCGGCTTGCCCCGGTCCTCGTTCGCCGCCGACGCGATGTAGATCGAGCCCTCGAACGGCGCGTCCGTGCGCACGTCGATCCCATGCGCGGGGAACGGGATCGGGCGCTCGAACGCGAGCTCGGGCCCGGTCGTGTCGATGAAGTCGTAGGCCGTGAGCCAGGCCCGGTTCTCCGTCGGCAGGTTCTGGGCCGTGTAGAGCCTCCCGTTGTAGGCCCGGATGTCCTCGACGTAGCGGTCCAGGTTGATCTGCCACTCATACGCGAGGAAGTTGTCCGGGCTGCGGACGTACTTCCAGATGCGGCCAAGGAGCTTGTTCTTGCCGCTCACGAGCTGGCCGCCCGACGACACGCCGACGAACACCTGGTCCAGGTCGTCCACCCAGAGTGCGCGGCAGAGGTGCTCGTCGTCCGCCACGGGCAGGCTGACGTGCCGCAGCTTCTGGCCCTTGGTGTTGTAGACCGTGAGCTCTGACAGTCCGTGCAGCGCGTACACGTTGCCCTGGCTGTCCGTCTTCACGTTCCAGCAGTCGCCCTCGGACGGCAGCACCTTCGACGATGCGGTCTCGAGCTCGGGCGGGTCGTTGTCCTCGTACTCGATCTGATCGTTCGAGTACGTCACCTGCACCAGCGCCTTGACCGGCGCGTTGCCGAGCACGCCGTCCGAATACTTGCTCATCCCGGCGCGCTGACCGCCACGGATGCGACCCGTCACCTTGTCGATCGAGCGGACGTTCTGGCCGATCTGGGTGGTGTCGGGCTCCTGGTCTCCGTACGCGACGTTGTCGGACAGGCCCCGAACGGGGAAGGGGATGCGAACGCGGCCCATCAGGAGGGCGCCTGCACGAGGTAGCCCCAGGCGCCGAGCCCGGGATGGATGTCAGCCATGTCCTGCACCGCGCCGCCGCGCAGCACGCCTCGAGTCGCCTGGATCTGGCTGTCCTGGCGCACGCAGCCCTTCATGGTCGGGCCCGCAAGCACGCGGCCCACGATCTCGGAGATGTGGCCCACCTTGCCGGGCCGCTCGTACCCCTCCGCGACAGCGCGCAGGATCTCGATGTAGAGCGGCTCGATGAAGCGCGGGACGTTGATGTAGTCCGAGTCGAGCCGCATCTCCGCCCAACCCGAGCGGTAGTAGAGCGTCATCGCGCCTTCGCTGTCCGCGTCGGGCGTGGGCCAGATTTCCATGCGCGGGACGGGCGCTCCGCCGCCAGGGTCCTGCTGCTCCTGGACGATCGCCACCCAGAAGTCGAGCGCGCCCACCACGATCGTCGTCGTGCGGAGCTGGAGAATCTCGTCCATCGACCCGATCGTGACCGTCTTCGTGAGGCTGTCGGTCATGTAGACCGCGATCTCGCGGATGAAGTCGTCGGGCAGGTCGACGTAGCTCTGGCCGTTCACCAGGTCAAGCGTGGCCGAGCGGCCCTGCAAGTAGCGCCACCCGTGCGCCGCGACCAGCCTGCGCCCCGCCTCGTTGATGAGCCGCATGGGCGATATCTGGCTCGCCGGCTGGCCCCCGAGCACGTGGTTGATGTGGCCCATGCACTCGGTCACGGACAGCCCCGGCTTGATGACGACCGGCGGCAGCGCGAGGCGCGCGACCAGCCAGTCCACCTCGGCCGTGATGCGGTCGGTGACGTTGCCGGGCTCGAGGGTGGTGGCGTACTCGAGGCCCGTGTAGTCCGAGCTCAGGAGCGCCGCCGCAGCCGCCCGCGTGTTGTCGTCCACGACCAGGCGGCTGTAGCTCGTGTGGAAGAGCGCCGTCTCGATCTGGCGCAGCCGGCGCATGAGCGCGTAGCCCATGAGCGGGCTCTTGCGGTTGAGCGTGCGCGCCGCCGACGTGCCCGCCGCCGGGTCGAGCGTCGTCTCCGTGCTCGTGCCGTCCTTCACGAGCTTGGGGTAGACCGTCGTCGTGGACGTGTCCGCGCCCTCGTCGCCGTCGAGGATCACGTCGTCTGAAGCCGTGTCCGTGCCGAGCGATGTCGCGCTCGCCGAGCTCTGGTAGAGGTAGAACGCCGTCCCGCTCGAGTTCCTCGCACGCGCAGCGGCATCCTTGCCGAGCACGTGAAAGACGCTCATGTCGTACATGTCCTCGAGCTCGGCGTCCCCGAACTCGTCCGCCAGGAACGTCGCCGGGGTCGTGGCGTTCGCGAGGAACATGAAGTCCCCGTAGCCACCGTCGACCGCCTCGCCCATGTTCCCCGAGCCGCCCGTCAGCGCGAACATCGGCAGGTGCAACGCGGCCTGGCCGCAGTAGACGCCCTTGCAGCCGGCGGTCGACTGCTGGCGGAAGTCGGTCTTGCTCGGGTCGGCGAAGTCGGGCGAGGCTGCGATCCACGCGGCCATCGTCGCGCCGGCCACGCCGCCAGCGTCCCCGAGCTGCGCCCCAGCGCTCGCCCCGAGCGTCCAGCGCGTCGGGTCGATGCCGTACGTCGAGGCGTTGAAGAGTACGTTCTGGATCGCCCAGACGAACTCCTTGAAGCAGTTGGGCCGGTCGTCGTCCGACCAGCCATCGGTGTCCGCAGGGTCAGGCCCGCCGTTCGCCACGGTCACCTTACCGGGCGGGTGGACGATGCCGTCGCCGTCACCGCTCGTGGTCGTGTCAGAGGCCGACCAAGGGGCGGTCACGTCGACCACGACCACCATGACTTCCCTGTCCAGCAGCGCGTAGAACTGCGGCTCGAGGATCAGGGTCGTCAGGTACTTCGGCGGCTGGGAGAGCTCGGGCGAGGGCCCGCCGACGATCTGGTCGCCCGTGCCGGCGTCGATGTCGTCGGTCGTGATCCAGTTCGTGCAGCGCGTGACGATGTGGACCGGCCACCCGTTCACGGGCTGCGAGTACCGCTCCGTGTCCGGCAGATAGACGTTGTACTGCCGACTCGTGACCGACGACGTGGTCGGGTAGTAGTCGATCTCGCGGTAGTCCGCCTTGTACCAGATCCCGTTGAACGTCACCGATCACCTCGCCGAAGTTGGAAGGTGGGGGGGCGCCCGGGGCTCCACGACGGAGGATGGATCGTCGCGTCGGGCACCCCCCCAGGGGGGCAGATCAGGTGGCGGCGAAGTGGCCGAGACCCTCGATGCCGTTGAAGTAGCACATCGCGAGGCCGGCCCCGGTGGTCGCCACGAGGTTGACCGCGACGGCCTTCTCGCCTGCGACGGCGATGTCCAGCGTCTCGGTTGCGTCGACGGCCAGGGTCAGGCCGATCGTGGTCGCGCCCTTCAAGAGGCACGTCGCGTAGCCGCGAACGAGGAACTTCCCCTCCGCCGTTGCGGAGTCCGGGATGTCCTCGAGCGCGACCGCGAAGAGCCCCAGCATGGGGTCCGCGACTGCGATCGCCGTGGTGAACGCGAGCGTGTTCGCGTCCACGATCAGCTTGCTGATCTGGAGGATGTCTCCAGCCACGATTGCTCCGCCGTATCCGTTCAGGAGCCGGACGGTGTGATTCCCTTCGAACAGGCCGAGGGACGGCCCTCCGAGTGCGGGTGCTTGTGCCATGTCTGTTTCCTTCTTCCCGCTTGGGGATCAGTTGGTCGCCAGCGACGTGACGCCGTTGGCCGGGCTCACGATGAACTGGCGCTGCCAGGAGCGGCAGGGCAGGTTGAACCAGGTGTCCACGTACTTGACGTACGAGAACGGCTGGCGCGGGTGCGACATCGTCGGCGTCATGTCGGCGTAGACCGAGGAGTGCCACACCGGCAGCAGGTACTCGCCGTTGATGCCGTAGTAGCGCGGGCCGATGTTGGCCGCCGTGCCCGAGTCCTGCGCCACGTAGCCCGTGGTCGCGGTCGGGTAGAGAGCCGCCTGGTCGAGCGAGGAGACGTAGATCACCTCCATGCCCGCGTAGTACAGGGTCTTGTAGTGCGGGTCGTTGTACGCCTCGCGCCACACGTTCTGCGCAGCACGCGCACCCTGCTGGTAGTTCGAGTAGCCCTCGAGATCCGTCGCGATGAAGTGCGGGTGGCTCTTGGGCTCGCTGTACTGGGCGTGATCGGGGAGCTGCTCGAACTGCGCCTTCAGGTAGGCGTTGTCCATCGCGGTCCACAAGTCCCAGTCGTTTGCCATGTCGCTCGGCGGCGCTTGCAGGTAGGTCTCCTGCTGCGGGACGAGCTTCGCGCCAGCCCCCGTTGCCGCCGGCGTCAGCGTCTGCTTCGTGGTGAAGTTGTCGGTCGCGGTCGCGTGGTTCGCGATCAGGCCCGACGTCTCCTCGTTGATGTGGTACGGGATCGAGTAGGAGCGCGTCGCGGTCGCCACGCCCTCGCCCATCTCGCTCTTCTTCGGGAGCGTCCAGAGGGATGCCTCCATCCCCTTCCAGTAGCTCGTCCACATGCGCGCCTGGATCTTGTCCCAGAAGCGCTTGTACGCGATCTTCTGGCTCGCGCGCGTGGCGCCCGCCGGGCTGTTGAGGATGACTTCGGGCTTAGTCCAGGCGCACTCGTCCTTGGCGAAGCGCCAGTCCACCTCCCACTGCTGCATCACCTGGGGGTTGCGCGGGGTGAAGTCCGCGTTCGTCTGGTAGAACTCGAACGTCGAGCTCTCATCGGTCATCAGGAAGTCCTGAATCTTGTCGCCGCCCTGGCACACCTCGTTGAGGCCCTTGCCCTTCATGAAGCGGCGGATCAGGTTCGTGCGGTTCACCGCCTCGTTGACGAAGGTCCCCGGCTCAGTGAGCGTCGTGGGACCCGTGATGTCGACGAAGTCGGTGAACGCCTGGATGGTCGAGCCGGCCATTGTCTAGCGTCCTTCTGGTTGTCTACCGGGCCACTGCCCGGCGTTCTCAAGCGCCTGCGACTCGCCGGGCTTCGTCCACGCGACCGTCCAAGACCGCATCGAGGATCGCGTCTGTACGCTGGTCCTTCGTGAGCGGGCGTTCCCGCCGGGTCTTGGGCACGTTCCCGTTGAACTGGCCCGACGAGCGCGCTCGGCTTTCTTGCCGCGCACGCTCACGACGGTCTGAATCGCGGCGATCCTCGGGGCGGCCCAGCACGGCTCGAGCGGCGTCGTCCCAGGCATCAGCCTCGGACTCGTATCCACCGCCTCGCCAGAACCGGGCAGCCTTGTCGGTCACCTTGCTCCAGGCATCGTTGTCGCTGAGTCCGGGGAAACGCTCCCCGAGCTCGGTGCGGGTCTTCTCGAGCATCACGGGCAGCAGCATCTGGCGCAGACCTTCGATCTGCTGAACCAGAGGGCTCGCCACCCGCTCGAGGGCCCCGCGTAGCGCCGTACCGGCATCTGCTCCGAACTCCTCAGCGAAGGGTTCGACGGCGGACGAGAAATCCAGCGGTGAGGGTTGGTCTGACGTTGGCTCGACCGTGTGTTCGGACGCGCCAGACTCCTCGGTGCCTTCTCGTGCCGACTCCTTCTTGCGGAGCTCTTGCAGCTCGCGATACGCCGCATCCGTGTCGGACTGAACCTTCGCGCGCTTGAGACCCAATTCGAGGATCTGCTCGTCGCTCAGGTTGTCCAGCAAAGCCTTCGAGAGCCCGTCGCGACGAAGTGCGGAGAGGGCCCGCTCAAGGTCCCCCTCCGCATCAGCTCGCTCGGGACTCTCAGGTGCTTCCCCGTCGGCCGAGTCGCCGTCGGGTTGCTCTTCGGGCTCGGGCTCTTCGTCGGGAGCCTCCTTGGGCGCCTCTTCGGCGGCCTCGTCGCCCTCGACATCCTCCTCGTGCTCGCTCGTGGCCCATGCGGGCTCGTCGTCGTCGCCCGCTCCCAAGACCCGGTCGAGCGCGGCGTCGCGGCGCGCGTCGGCTTCGGCGCTCACGGTCTGCGTGATATCCGCGCCCAGGATCCCCTTGCCCACTTCCTCGGTCATCCGTCCCCCTTGGTGCCCAGCATCTTCGAGAGCCACGACGCTTCTACGGGAGCCTCAGCGGGCTCCTTCGCCTTCGGGAAGGGCGGAAGCATCGACGTGGCAGCCGGCTTGTTGACGAGCGTCACGCCGAACTTCGCAAGGTCCGCCTCGGCCTCGCGCAGGATCGCCCGCTCATGGTCCCAGCGCGCATCCCAGGACATCTCGGTGCCGTCGTAGCGCGCCACCTCCTCGCCCGTCACCGCGTCGAAGTTGCCCTCGCCGGTCATCGAGGCGCCCCAGAGCGTCACCGTCCCCACGGCGGGGCCGTCGATCAGCAGCGGGGCGCAGAGCGCGTACACGATCGAGCGCAGATCCTTGCACCAGGCCCCCATCGGTGGGACCTTGCGCGCGCCCAGGCGCTTCAGGCGCTTCTTGAACGTCGCGGGCATGCGCTCGCCGCCGTCGATCTCGAACACGTCGCTCCCGAAGTCCGCCCAGGCCCGCTCGCCGCGCGCCGGCAGGCGCCTCACGATCAGGGTCGGGGAGAGCCTGAGCACCGCCTCGCGGTTGTGCTGGTGCCTCGAGGGCCGGTCAGCCGCGCACCAGTAGAGCCGCTCGGGCCGGGTGACGCCCAGGCGCTCGAGGCCGATCGCCCCGTTGACCGCGATCGTGGGCAGGCCAAGGTCGATTTCACCCGACTGGGGCCGCAGGCCCTTGCCTGGGCAGAGGATGTTCCAGTCGGTCATCTGGTCTCCTCGTACTCGTAGGCGTAGCCACCCTTCGGGCTCTCACCCTGGGTGCGCGCCGCCGTCTCGTCGATCTGCCTGCGGCCTTCGAATCGCGGGCGCCCGCTCCGGTCCCAGCCCGCGCCAGCCTTCTCGATCGCCGTGTCGAGCACGGCATCGCGACCGCGCCTGGGAAGCGTGTGGTCCACGAAGCGCTTGTCCTTGCGAGCGATCACGTTGCGTCGAAACTCAGGCGCAACCCGCTCCCCGTCAACGGCCAGGTCTCCCCGGCGCCGCTTGCGCTCATCCAGTTCCTCTCGGCTCACAACCTGACCCGTCACTGCGTCGTAAACCCTGACGTGCCTCATCGGCTAGCCCCCGCCATCTGGCCGTTCTCGCGGCCCGTTGCGTGTCCTTCGGTGGCCCCGCTCACCGAGCGCGCTCCAGCTCGAGGACCGGGCTGGCCGCCAGGCGTCACCTGCGACTTGAGGCGCGGGCGACCAGGCTCCTGGCCCTGCTGCTGCTCCTGCTGGGCCATCTGCTGCGCAGCCTGCGCCGCCACCTGAAGGTCGATCACCTCGTGCAGGTTCGGCACGTTCATCGTCTGGCCGAGCGTGCGCAGGATCATGTCCCACTTGACCCACGGCATGGTCGGGATCGCGGGCGCGATCTCGGTGACGATCTGCATCATCTCCTGCATGCGCCGCTGCTGAGTCGCCTGCGTCGTGCGTTCCATCGAGAACGGCTCGATCTCGAGCTCCAGGTCATCGAAGGTCGCGCCCGTGCCGTCCTCGTACGTACCGCCCTGGAACTGAAGCTCCTGGCCCTCGACGGCCATGTCGGGCCCCAGGGGGATCACCACGCGGTCGTCGTGGTAGTCGTACCAGGCGTAGGTCGTAGCCACCTGGGCCATCGCGTCCGCGAACTGCTGCTGCACGAACGCCACGCGCGCGTCCGCAGCCTGGTCCGCGATCGACTGCTCGGTCGCCGTCCCAAGGCCCGTCACGTTGCCGCGCATGGCCTCGGTGAGCCCGCTGTTGCGGTCGAGCCGGCCGCGCAGGACGTTCAGGTGCGTCAGGTGGTGCTCGGTGATGCCGCCAATCTCGGCGGTGACCACCTTCTGCCCCGAGCTTGCGGCGAGCCCATCCACCGGGATCACGAGCGCGTCACCACCGTCGCGCACTTGGTCGGCAAGGTCCGGGTCGCCCGAGTCCACGAAGACCAGGCGCTTGTATTCGGCCATCGCCTTCGACGCCGCCTTCGCGTGCTTGTTCAGCTCGCGGATCTGCCTGTCCACCGCGACCAGCGGCGAAAGCGGCATGGGCATGTCGGGGACCGGGTACACACCGAACATCGTGTAGGGCCCCCAGCGCGGGCCGTAGTACGGCTGCGGCGGCTTGAGCCAGCCGGTCTTGCGGTCCTCGCCGCCGTCCGCTGCGTCGACGGCAAGCGTGTACTTGACGCCGTGGTAACCCTCGGCGGGCCCGTGGTCCTTCTCCTTGTTGGCGTGCTCGGGGACCCATATCTCCCACACCTCGATCTGGTCTCGATCGAACACGAACTCGCGCGGGAAGTCGCCCGAGATGACGTTCGACTGGGACGGCTTGCTCGTGTTCGAGCCCATGCTCTCGATCAGCTTCACGTTCCAGTGCTGCTGGTCGTCCTTGTCCCGATACTTGTCGTCCTGGGCCTCCTTGAGCAGGTCTTCCTTGTCGCGCAGGTACTTGTGCCCACGGAACCTGACCGCGTCCTGGGTCAGCGCCTGGGGGTCTTGGACGTAGTTCCGCTGGCTGATGCGGTACGCGCGCGGGCCGAAGGGCTCGATGGTCTCCCACGAACCTCCCTCTTCGCGGTCGATCCAGCGCTCGGTCGGGCGGCGACCAGGAACCGGCTCCTGCGACACGAGCATGATGCCCCAGTTGAAGAGCATGTCGGTCGCCACCTCCATCTGGGTGCGGCGGACGTGCTGCTCGCGAAACTGGCGGTTGACGCCGGCAGCCAGGGCCTCGGCGATCATCTCGTGCATGCCCACGCGCTGCGACACGATGCGCACGCGGGGGGTGTCGAACGCGATGCGCGGGAGCAGGAGCGAGATGTACTCGTAGTAGTGGTTCTCGGGGAAGTCGTCGATCGCCCCACGTGCCGAGTAGGCCGGGCCGAAGTAGCGCCGCACCTGCTGGTCGAACGAGATGAGCTTGTCGTCGCGGTACTTCTCCGCCTCGGCGATCTCCTCGTAGAGCTTGCTCGGGGTGTCAGCCAGCATTGCGGTGCCTTTGCGCCTTCTGGGCCCGGCGCTTCTTGCCGGCGTGGTCGAGGATGTCCGCCGCGCTGTTCGGGCGGTACTCCTGGTGCTTGAGCTTCGGCACCGGGTTCGATGCGAAGAAGTTGAGGCCCGCGTACATGGCCGTATCGCAGGCGTGGTTTGGGCAGGTCGGGTCCTCCTGCTCGGCTCGAGCGATCGGGTCGTCATCCTCGACCGGCTTCAGCACGTAGTCGTCGAGCTCCTCCTCGAGGCAGCATGGGCGGCCGGCCTCGTCGAGCTCTTGGTCGCGCTCGCGCAGGGCGTCGCGCACGAGGAACCAGCGCGGGAGCCCGTCGCCGGCCGGCAGCATCGCGTCACGGAGGAGCTGCCAGCCCGAGTTCTTGGGCTTGGCCTTGAGCGTGGGGCGGGCGAGCCCTTTGGTTGGCCTGCCGTGCTTCCTCGAGAGCCTCGAGTTGAGGATCGCGATGTTGTTCGGGTCGTGGTCGCAGACGACGGTGGTGAGCGCGTACTCCTCATCGGCGCGGTACACGCGCTCGGCCCACCAGTCGACGGTCTTCTCTTTCGCGTACCACTCAGCCACGCGGTAGAGGCGGCCGTCGTAGTCGACACCCCAGACCTGGAAGCAGCCTGGGTTGCTGAAGCCCCAGTCGATCGCGCCGAAGTAGCTCGCGAGCTGGAGGCGCCCGCTCTTGTCGCGCGGGAACCCGTCCCACCGGATGACGTTGCCCTCGTCGTCGCGCTCGAGCTCGAGGTTGACCATGTGGACGTGCGGGTCCCACATGGGGTAGACGAGGCCCTCGCTCGAGCGCCAGAGGCCGAGGTAGAGCCGGTCGCGGCGGGGCCCGGTCATGCTCGCGAGGCGCAGCATGTACTCGGGCGTCAGGGAGGGGTTGTCCTCGTGCCTTGACGCGATGCCGAACGTCAGGCCCTTGTCCATGCGGCGCTTGAGCCAGTGGTTCGCGCCGCCGGGGTTCGTGTCGCCGCAGAGCTGCTGGTAGTCGAGGACGTTGTTACGCAGCGCGCGGCCGAGGGACTCCCACTCGTCCTCGGTGAACTCGATCGCCTCGTTGACGTAAATGATGTCGTACTCGGTCGAGAAGATCCGAGTCTTGTTGTCCATCCCGCCGAGCACGATCGTCGATCCGTTTGGATAGTCGTAGTGCGTTCGGACGTGTCTGCTCGGACCGCGCAGGGCGGGATGGTTTGGGGTCAAGACCTTCTGCTCGAACGTGACCTGCCAGGACTCACGGAGCGATGTCATGGTCTTGCGCACCACGAGGATGCGCACGTTCGGGACCGTGCTCGCGATGGCGTTTAGCAGGTGCCCGTAGGCAAACGACTTGCCGGTGCCGGCGGGGCCGTGTACGAGCACTTCGGGCGCGGTGGTGCGCATCAGCTCGATGGCGCTCCCCCTTGGCTCGAAGCGCTTGTAGACGACGCGCACCATGTCAGTCGCTTCCCTCGCGCGGCTTCACGTGCGGCAGGCCGCCCTCGATCGAGATGAGCGGGATCTGCACCTCGCCCTGGTGGTCGAGTTTCTGCGCGTCGCCCCAGTCGTCGCGGAAGCGGCGCTTGAGGCGAGACTCGGCTGCGCGCCAGTCGGGGCGGCGGATGCGCGTCACGTCCACCGCAAGCACGCCCGCCTTGTCGCTCCTGACCATGTCCTTCTCGATGGTCTCAGCGAGCCCTTCGGTTGACGCTTTGGCGAGCGTCATCGCGTCTCCGCGAGCGCATTCCCAGCGTGCCCGTGTGAGAGTCTCTAAAAATCGCGCGTAGGGCTCGTCTTCCTCGTCGGGCTCATCGGCGTCCAGGTAGCGCTGTCCGCGATCTTGCCAGCCGTAGAAGGTGGCGGCGGATATGCCAGCCGCGATAGCTGCGCCGTGGAACGGCAGACCGACGCGCACGCCGTCCGCTACCTCTGCAATCACCTCGTTGGTGATAACGGAGGGGCGTCCGGGTCCACCGGGGTTGCCTTTCTCGTAGGTCATCTCTGCTTGCGGTTGGGCATGACCATGTTCAGGGTGAACCTGTCAAGGTCTTGACTCATCTCACGAGCGGTCATTGGGTGCGTCTCGTTATCGAAGGCGTTACGGAAGCGCGGCACCGAGTATGGCTTCACCGGATCGGCCTCGGGGAACATCGGGTGCGCGGCCTTGTCGTAGACGACTGGCGCGCCGTAGAAGGTGTAGCTCTGATATCCGGCGTCCCTCGCATCCTCAAACCCCCAGGCGCTCAGAACCTCGCTGCGGTACTGCATCAGGAACTCCATCGAGACGCGGTACCTGATGGGTTCCTCTCTGTAGCGCTCGACGTGCTCGGAGCGGACGTACTCCAGCCGCTCGATAGCCGTACAGGCGGCAAGCGGCGACATCATCTGGTAGTCAGCTGCCGAGTCGAGGATCTCGTGGGTGACCGGCTCTTCCTCGAACTCGAGAGCCCACTTCTTCGTGTCGAGGAACTTCAGCCCGGGCAGGGCCGCGAGCGCGCCCATGAACGATCGTCTGCTTAGGTCCATGTCATCCTCCTGCGGTTCACGCGCTCCCCAGTGGCGCGATGGTGACGATGTCGACGACGGGGATCATCCCGTTCGATGTGGTGTCGAGGCGATACTCGACACGGTAGCGTCGGACGCCCTCGAAGTTGAGGACGGTGGCGGAGAGTGTGTGGCGGAAGGAGTAGCCGATGTCCTCTGGCTTCCATCCGGTTGTGGCGAGCGTGGGCCCCGTCTCCATCACGTCGCCGACGACGAGCGTGGCGGTGTAGTAGGGGTCGACGGAGTTGCCGGCGTCGAGGCTGTAGACGTAGACGCGGGCGGTGCTGACATCGGACGCGAATAGCACGTTCCCGTCGGCGTCCACGACGCGGGCCGAGGTGGTCAGGTCGACGCCCTCGGGGATGGTGACGCGGCTGTAGACGAGCTGGTTCCCCATCAGGATGCGTACTCCACCTGAGATGCGGTTGTCATGGCGTGCGACGCTTGGACCGTCTGGGCGCGCGCGTAGGAGCCTTGCACGGCCTCCGCGTGCGCGAACGTGAGCTGGGCTGCGGCTCGAGCGACGGGCAGGCCGAGGATGGTGAGCTCCCAGCCGAGGCGCCCCATGTACGGGGTTGCGGCCCCGGCAGTGACGGCGAAGGTGAGCTCGTAGGGGACGTGTACGAACCAGTTGCCTGCGGTCGCTCCCCCGGTCTGCCCGGTGAAGTCGATCTCGACGACCGTCTCGAGCACGAACTCGTAGGGGCTGATGTCCCAGGGCGGGGTGCGGGTGAGGCCCTGGATGTCCCCGTTGACGTGACCGGAGAGGGTCTGTCCGACATCTACGAAGGCACTCGTGGCGTCGAGCGCGGTGTAGTTGTTGTTCGCGATGTCGAAGAAGTCGGAGGCCGGCGTCTGGCTGGTGAGGCTGTTGCCGCCGACGGCAGAGGCGTCCTCGGAGTAGCAGTAGTCGCTGGAGGCGCTGACCTTGAAGAAGTCGGCGGTGACGGATCCGATGGCGGCGCAGTTGGTAGCGAGCGCGTTCGTGGTCGGAAGTCCGCCGGTGGTGGTCTTGACGCTGCTCAGGGCGTAGTCGTTGACCCCACCGGCGTCGATGACGCAGTTTTCGAACACGAAGCCCTCGATGCCGACCTGAACCGTGTAGCCCGAGTTCGCCGGCCCCTTGTTCACGAATAGGCAGTTTCTGACGGTCAGCGGGTTCGTTGGCCCCCCCGTGGCGTTGACTGCCCAAAAGCACCCCGAGGTGATGCCAACGTCGTCGATCGCGGAGCAGCCATCCCAGAGGTTGCCTCCAGCGCTTGCTGCCGATCCTGTGTAGAGCCAGCACTGGCCGGTGCCTTGCGTGTGGACGGCTCCGATGCCGACGATCTGGGTGTAGTCCTCGAAGTAGACGTAGAGCCCGTTTCCGGTGCCGATGTTCAGTTTCGGGCCGGTGTCGGTGATGGGGTCGTAGTTCCCGACTCCGATGCCTGGCCTGAGCGCTCGGTAGTGGTTCGCGTCCGTTGTGGCCCCAGTGATGAGGACGCCCGACGTGAACGTGGAATCGTCGTAGACGTAGCCGATCTCGATCACGTCGGCGGCTACCAGGTCGTAGTCGGTGGCTGCCTCCCACGTGACGAAGGAGACGTAGTCGCGCCCAGCGGTTCCGATCGTGCTCCCGATCGTGATGGAGAGCTCGGTGCCGGCGGTTGTTGCCCCTCCGGTTGTGGCGCCGAAGTCGATCTCGATGTCTGCGCCTGGGACGGCAACGGTCAGCTCGAGCGCGTCGGTTGTTGCGGCGCCTACGGTGGGGGCGAACGCGACGGTGGCTGCTAGCTCGAGCTCGGTACCGTCGGTGGTCGCTGCTCCTGCGGTCGCTCCGAAGTCGACGGTGGCGACCAGGTCAACCTCGGTCCCGTCCGTCGTGGCGGGCCCTGTCGTGGCCCCGAAGTCGACGGTGAACGCCTCAACTTCGAGATCAAATCCGGTGGCCGTTGCGCCCCCGGCCGTTGCCCCGAAGTCCACCTCGGCCACCTGCTCCAGGTCGAAGCCGGTTCCGCTCGCGCCCCCTGCCGTCGCGCCGAAGTCGATCAGGGCGGTGACGCGGTCGTAGGGCCCAATCTCCCACGGTGCGGTGCGCGTGACGCCGTTGTAGTCACCGTTCAGGTGACCCGTGATGGTCGCGCCCGCGTCGTAGAGTTCTGAGGTACTATCCTTCGGCGTGTAGTTGTTGGAAGCTACGGCCGTGAAGTCGTCCGCTATCGTGTTGGACGCGGTCGAGTGGGTCCCTGGCGCGGACGTATCTTCTGAGTAGTTATAGTCGCTGGATGCGCTGGTTAGCGAGAAATCGGACACGGTTCCACGCATCGCGGCCACGTTGAACATGTACGGGTCGCTTGTACCCGATCCGCCGAACGCTGCCGCAACGTGTTCCCGGCCATCTCCGACGCAGTTCTCGTAGACCCAGTTACAGTCCCCTGACCCTGAGTTGTAGCAGAGGTACGATGCGTTCGTCGTCGAAGCGTTGATAAACACGCTGTTTCTGACGTACGTGTACGTAGACGTTGACGATACCGTCGACCTGATCGCCTTGACGAGCGTGCTGCTGGATACCGAGTAGATCGTCAGCCTGTCGAATATGGCTCCGCTTATGTCTGCCGTTGAGTAGAGCCCGTAACTGATTCCCGTGTGGGCGATGATGAACGCGGTTGCCCGGAAATACGGCTCGTTTACGATTAGTCCGCTGGCAGCCGCAGTTGTTATCTGCGCCCCGGACGCGGTGACTATGTCGTATTCCGCTCCGCTCGCAGCCCTTAGTTCGCGGTATCGCGTTGCGTCCGTCGTGGCCCCGGCGATCGTGACTCCACCGGCGAAGTCGGAGTCATCGTAGAGTTCTCCGATTTCTACGTCGTCGCCAGAGACAAGGTCGTTGTCGGTGGCGGCTTCCCAGGCCGAGATGGTCGAGTAGTCTCGCCCTCCAGCAGATCCGATCGAGCTGGTGTTGGTCGTCGGCACGGGGCCTAGCCTCCGCCGCCAAGCCCGCCTGGCGTGATGCCGGGCGTCTTCTTGGGCGTCACGACCGGATCAGGCGTCGGCAGCAGCGTGTGGACCTGGGTGACGATCGGGTCGGTGAAGTCGATTCCGGTGCCTGCGATCGCGCCGGCCTTGATCGGCTTGAGCCACTTGGTCGGCTCCTTGATGTCCGCCACCTGGGCGGCCTTGAGCTTGGCCGTGTAGTCGACGTTGATGCGCGTGTGCCAGTGCTGGCCGCCTAGCTCGTACATGAGCGGGAACGCGGTGGGGAACGGCAGCGGAGCTCCGTTGTCGAGCGTCGTGGGCCAGTTCTCGATCACGATGCAGACGTGGCGCTTCAGGTCGAGCTTTCCCCAGTTGCTCGAGAGCCCCCCGTCGGGGTCGACCTTGTCGGCGATCCACTGGACCTTCTCGGCCTGGCCCTTCGTGGTGGCCTCCTGCACGTCGGCCTTGGCTGCGAGGATCGGGTACTTCGCGAGCCATTGGGCGTCGAGCGTGGGTTTGTCCCAGAGCGCGACGAGTTCGTCCTTGTCGAGCGTGTCGCCGACCGCCTGGACGATGATGATGTCCCCGTCGGCCTTCTGGCCGGGCCCTGGAAGGAACCCTGCCGGCCTGACGCGGACCAGGGCTTCAACCGTTGTCATCAGTCCGACTCGGGAACCGTGATGGTGCCTGCGCCCGTGATCTGCACGGACACGCCGGTAGTCACGCTGATGCTGTTCATCTCGACTTCGCCTCCGCCTGCGGTGACGGTGACGGTGTCGAACTGGACGATGCACGTGGTTCCGTCGACCTTGTAGATCCGCGCGTACCCGGCCGTGCCTGTAGCGTCGGCGGAGGTGTCCTCTGGCGGGCCGGTGATGTCGAGGGTGATGACGCCGCTCGAGGCCGCACCGAAGACTGGGAAGTTGAGTGGGATGCTTGCCAGAAGCGTCCCCGATGCCGTCGTGTCGGCGTCGGCGGGAGCTGATCCGGTGTAGATCTTCATGGTCGACCCGCTATCGAGAGCGGCGTCGATCACGTCTGCCATGGCCGTCACGGTTGCCTCTGAGAGCTTCATGGTGGCGGTGGTAGGCGCACCAGGGCTACCTCGGCAACCGATAGCTTGCGCCGAGGCACTTGCGTTACTATCGGCGCATGAAGAAAGCCAAACCTTCCCCTGTAGGGCTCTCGAAGCTGGAACTCGTCACGATCCACGAGGTTGCCGAGATGCTGGGGTTCACGCACCGGACGATCCGCAAGTGGGTCAAGGCGCGGTGCTTCCCCCAGCCGATGCGGTTCGGTCGGTCCCTGCGGTGGAAGCGGACGGTGATCGAGGCGTGGGTGGCCGAGCAGGAGCGGGCCTCGGCGAGGGCCAGGGCGTGAAAGGCAAGCGCCCGCGCCCCCCGGAGGGAGCGACGGGCGCTTGATGAGCGTGCCCCGCGAGGGGTACTCTCTGGGCGTTGAGGCCGTCGGCACGGTAGACGGCGGCTCGCTGTCCTGCAACCCCCTGGAGGGATGTTCCCGTGTCCGAGAGGCTCTTGGCCGCCTGGTGGTGGATTGATCGCTGGCGGAAGAGTACGGCCTACACCGACCTGACCGCCGAGGAGCAGGGCCTCTACCGGAACCTCCTCGACGAGGTGTGGCTGCGGCACGACCACGTCATCCCGGACAATCCGCGCACGCTCGCGATGGCCTCTGGCGACCCCGAGGCTTGGGCGCGGTGCGGTGCGCGCGTGCTTGAGCGGATGCAGCGTGTCGATGGGGGCTGGACGAACGACACGCAGGCCGCCGTGTACGCCGAGGCCGCCGCCCGCAAGTCCGCCGCATCCGAGCTCGGAAAGCGCCGAGCGGAGTCCGCGCGACGTGGCCCAGGAGGGAAATTCCTTCCCAGCGCTGGCTCCACCGCTGGACCAGCCAACGGTCCAGCGCTGGACCAGCGTAGCGACCAGCCTCCGTCTCCGTCTCCGTCTCCGTCTCAGACACCAACACCGTCACAATCCTCAGAGACCAGAACTGCCGATCCGCGCAAGCGCGGTCGGCCCCGCAAGGTCCCGGACACGGTTCACGCCCAGTTCATCGACTGGTGGTGCGACGCCTGGGAGCTCCGGCGGGGCAGCCCTTACGCGATCCAGGCCAAGGACGCGGCTGCGGTCAAGGCGGTTCGCGTGCTGGCTAAGGAGAGCCTCGGCCTGATGCAGGAACGGGCCCTGAACCTGCTCGAGGCCGAGGACGCCTGGACCCACGAGAACGCGAGCCTTTCGCTGCTGCGCTCGCGCTGGAACAACCTCGCAGCCATCCCCGGGACCACGCGCAAGCCCGGCAAGATGGACTGGCTGGAGGCCGAGATCGCCAAGAAACGCAACGACGGAGGAAACCATGCGGACTGAGACCCTCGCCCTCATCAAGCGCCTCACGGAGGATTTCCCGGGCTTCTCGCTGACCCAAGAGCAGGCCGGTGGGTGGGACCAGCGCCTCGCCGAGTACGACGCGGTCCAGCTCGCCTACGCGGCGGACATGCTCGCGCGCCACCACCGGCACGGGCCCCCGAACCTGCCACACGTCCATTCGGCCATCTGCGGAGTCCTGGAGCGCGTCCAGGAGCCCGTCACGGACCTTTGGGGCTGCACGCCCCTGCACGCCAACGGGGCGCCCGTGACCCAGGCAGCGATGCGCAGGGTCGGCCTGGACGGCGAGCCCCTGCCCGCCGCGATCCTCGAGCGCCTGCCCGCCCACGTGGCCCGGCTGGACGCCGAGGCCGCGCCCGCCGCCTACACCGCGATCGCGCCACCCGATGAGCCCCCGTACTGAGCGCCCCAGCCAGCGCGCCTCCCGCGCGCCACGCTGCGCGATCGGCCAGCCGGACGAAGAACCGGACGGCCAGGAGCGATCGTCGCACACGCGCGCCCCCAGGGGCCTTCACGGGCAAGGGCCCGCTGGCGGCCCGAGGCGAAGCTCAGGGGAAGAAAGTCCGCACTAGGCCACTTGCGTCCTACCCGGAGCACCCGGTACGCTTGAGGCGCACTCGATTCCACCACCAAGGAGATTCCGATGGCCCGAGGACCGAAGCGCAGTCCCGAGGAGATGGTCGCCCACTACGAGGAGCAGGCCAGGCTGGCGAAGGCCCGGCTCGGCCAGGCCGTAGGCCGCCACGTCTGGAAGGCGATCCAGGCGCTCAAGGACGCCATCGCGGCGATCCCCGATACCGACGACGACCAGGACGGCATAACCATCGAAGCCGCACAAAGAGAGTTGCGCACGTTGGCCGTCGAGCGGGACTGGGACCCCCCGAAGTCCAAGGCCCAGCCGAAAGCGGAGGCTTCTGGTGATGGCGGAAGTTGACGACCTGCCCGAAGAGGAGCGCAGCGGCACGTTCGAGGCTGACCGGCTGCTAGCTCGGCTGCACGACCGCAGGCACCGCCTGGGCTGGTCACGCGAGCAGATGCGCGAGGCCGTCAGGACCGCGAACCTCGTGCTGCTGCTGGAGATCGCCGCGCTCGACGACGAGATCGGCGACAAGCGACCGCCCGCGCCGGGCCCCGAAGGCTGCCCCGCATCTCCTCGGGCGCTGGAATGGCCTGGCGTGGGCTTTCCATCGTGACCGCTCCCGACAGGTGGAGCGGCAAGCTCGACCCGGCCGAGTTCTTCCTCGCCGGGGTCGTCGGCGTCATGCGCCGCTGCATGAACATTCGCGGCGGCGAGACGGTGCGGCGCCGCTCCGAGATCGGCATGTGGGACAAGGACATCATCGGCGCGATCGGCGAGATGTTCGCCTGCCAGAAGACGGGGCTTCGCTGGCTCTCCGTTCTCCAGAAGGGCGGGATGGATACGCTGCCGCTCGAGGTGCGCACGACGGACTACCACTATGGCAGCCTGATCCTGCATCCCGAGGACCCCGACGACCGCATGTTCGTGTTGGTGACAGCCGACACGGAGTTCTACAGCTACTGCCTGCGCGGCGGGATCCTTGGCGCCGACGGGAAGCACAAGCGCTTCTGGAAGGATAAAGCCAATAGCGGGCGACCGGCGTATTACGTTCCGCAGGACGCGCTTATGCCGATGGATGACGTGGCTGCGCAGTACCTCTCCGACTGGAGTTTCCCTGATGCCTGACCCCGACGACCCCAAGCCCACCCTCCCCGAGACCATCGCCCGGCTGCGGGAGCTGCACGAGAATGCGACGCTGGGGCCGTGGAAGCTGCTGGCGAACCAGGGCATCGTCGGCGCTGACGGCGACCCGGTAGCGACCGCTCCGGGCCATCCTGCGGCGGGGTTCCGTAGGCTTGCCGATGAGAGAATCGCTAACGCCTGTCTGATGACGGAGACCCGCAACGCCCTCCCCGCCCTCCTGGACGCCGCTGAGGAGTGCGAGCGTCTGCGGGAAGAGCTTGAGTACCACTGCTCCTGCAAGTTCACCGAAGACGATGAGCCCGGTGTAGTGTGCGGATACCACCTGGAGAGGAATGAGCGCACCGCCCGCTACGAGGCGGCCCTGCGCGCGCGCGTGGAGGCGATGGATAGCGACGACGGCATGTACGGATCGTCCGAGTATTTCGCGGCGAGAGACGCCGCCATCAACCAGGCCCGCGAAGCGCTGGGGGAGAAGCCGTGAGCGAACCGATCCAGTGGCAATCGTGGTCGTGGTCCAGGCGCAAACTATGGGGTCTGGTCGTCGCGAAGTTCACGGAGCCTCCGATCGTCGGGCGCGCGTCGATTACAGTGACGCGAGACGACTTGATCGAGGCGGGCATCTTCGGCGGGTTCGACAGCAGCGGAAGGCCGTTGCCTCCAACCCAGGAGCAGCTTGCGGAGAGGAAGAAGCCGTGACCCTCCGTTCCGAGATCGAGGACATCCTCCGCGAGCACGTCGCCGCGCACACGAGCCTGGAGGCGACGGTAAACGCGGTGATGCGCGTACCTGCGCTGGCACTGGCGCGCGTCGAGGGCTGGCGTGACGGCGTGCGCGAATACGCGACGTGGCGCGACGGCGAGCAGCTCGTCGGCTGCATGGAGACGCCGCTGGGCAAGGTGCTGGAACGCGGGCCATGCGGTGCCGTGCCAGAGTCGCAACGCGCGTTCGCCGCCCTCTCCCTCCTGGAGACCCCGATGCCTGACGAGATCCGGAGCGAGTTCCCGTGGGACGAAGAAGACGCCCATGTCCGGTCATGCGCGGGCTGCGCGAACGAAGGCCACCCCTACGTGCGGTCAACGTGCCGGGCGTGCCGGGGGATCGTGCTGGCGTCCCGCGCTGATCGCAACGAACACGGCAGCCGAGTGGCCCCGAGCGGCGACGCCGGGGGACAGGGCGCTGGAGGAAAGGTCAATACGCCCAGCGATCCGATCACTTACCACTCGGCTGCCGCCTCCCCCGAGCCCAGCGAGCACGCGCGGCGGTCCGTCTCACCGACGCCTGGGGATGTGGGGATGCTGGCGGAACATGCAGTCAACGCCGCAGTTCGTGCCGCCGTCCGCGAGTTCGCGGAGCGGGTCTGCCAGCACCTAGACGAAGAGGACGCCCGCATCGTGAGAGGGGAGGCCGACCGTGCCTGACCCCCGCCTGGAGAAGATCGCGCGGGATGCGGCGGGGGAGAAGTCGTGAGCGTCAGGAAGATCCCCGAGCGCACGGTCGTCACCTGCGACCGCTGCGGGGTTGAGTGCAGCAACGGACTCGGTCCTGGTCGCCGCAGGATGAACGGACGGCTGATCGTCAAGGCTCACTCGCTCGATATGGTTGGCGACCCAGTCGCTGACGGGTCCTTCGAGCGCGACTTCTGCGATGCGTGCATGTCTCTTGTTCTCGATGCGTTGCGCGAGGCGCTGAGGGACTCCGATGAGTGACAAGGCCGCATGGAAGACTTCCCGCAAGGACATGGACTCCTTCCTGGCGTTCGTTCCAAGCGAACTGGAGGAAGGGTTCGTCGTGTACGCCTACCCGCCCGGTGACTCGGGTGAGCGGGTGGCGTTCTACGGGCCGGATGCGCGCGAACGCGCGGACGATTACGCTGCGCTGCAAAACGATCGCATCCGTGACCGGGCAGCCCTGCGCGCGTGCGTGGAGGCGCTGGAGCACGCTCGGTGGCTGGCGACAGACGACTCAGTGGGAGCGGTGCTGTTTGTGGTCGGCGGCCCGCCGTTCCGCGACACCGCTGCCGCCGCCCTCGCCCTCGCCCGCGCCGCGCTGGGGGAGAAGTCATGAGCAGTGAGACCATCGCCCGGCTGCGGGATCGCGTGTCAGTGGCCGAGGGCAGCGGCGTGTATGGGATGACAATCCGAATCCCGGCGACCGACGGGCGCGCGCTGCTCAACATCACTGCGGAGTGCGAGCTGCTGCGGGCTATCCACGACCGCATGGTGTTGGACGTGCGAGACATCGCGCAAGCCGCCGGTTTCTTCGGGGAGTGCGAACCGGCAGCGATCATCAAGCGCGTGGGTGACCAGCGGCAAGAGTGCGAGCGGCTGCGGGCCGAGAACTACCACGACCTGCTCGACCAGATGGAGGAGCGGTGGGGGCCGATGAACGGCGGTGGGCCGTGCGACACGATCGGGCGCGTCGAGGTGCAGGCGTTCCTGGAATCGCGCGCCACGCACCGCCCGACGACTCGGCTGCGGGAGCGCCTCGCCAAGGCCGAGTCCGCCCTGCGCGCGTGCGCCGACGTGGTGCTCTCGGTAGTGCAGTCGCACAAGGGGAGCGTGGGCAGCATCGACAACATCTACAAGGCGCAGATCGGGCGTGAACACGCCGACGCCGCCATCACCACCGCGCGCGAAGCGCTGGGGGAGGAATCCTAATGGTGCAGACGAAGGTGCTTCTGACAGTGGAGCGAGTGACCGACGACTCGACCGGGATCTGGTGCATCGACGAGCTGGAGTACGGAGTGCCCATCGTGACGCGCGACTGGCTAGACGCGAGAGACGGCCGACGCGAAGCGCTGGCGAGGTGGTTACGGATGCTGGCCGACGCATGCGAGGCACGGAGAGCCCCGTTCGGTGATGGGCTGAAAGGGCAAGTGCTGACGGACGAGGCGCTGGGGGAGAAGCCGTGACCCTTCCCGAAGAAATCGAGTGGAACATGGAGAGCGCTATCCTCGCACCTAACAACTGGTCGCCTGGTCTTGCTGCGGAGTGGGCGCGCAAGTATTGGGGGATCGCGGAGAGTGACCCCGTGCAAGTGTCAGAGCCGATGCGGTTCCGCAAGCGTCCCTCCCACGGCGGCGAATACGACATCTGGATCGACGAGGTTCCCGAAGGCGCGAACACGCGCGGGTCCTTCCTGGCGAGGCTCGTCCAATGACCCTCCGCTCCGAGATCGAGGCCGTCCTCGCCGAGCACGTCGCCGCGCACACGATGTCCCTTGAGGCGACGCTGGACGCGGTGCTGCGGTGTGAGGCGATCGAGAGGGTGCGGGAGGCGTTGCGGGAGATCGCGGACCGCAAGGGGCCGTTCAGCCTCGACCCGGATGAGCACGCCAGGAACTGCGTAGAGCATATGGGGAGTTACGCCGAAACCGCCCTCTCCCTCCTGGAGACCCCCGATGCCTGACGAGATCCGGAGCGAGCCCGACATCGCGAAGTCCAACGCGGAGCAGTCCGAACGGCTGCGCTGGATGACGCGCTGCGAAGAGCTGGGCCTGCCACTTGGCGACTGGCGGCGACTGCGAGACGAACACGGCAGCCGAGTGCCCCCGAGCGGCGACGCCGGGGTGAGCCATCCAGGTGGCGTCTTTCAGCACTCGGCTGCCACCTCCCCCGAGCCCAGCGATCACGCGCGGCGGGCGGCCGAAGGCCCCGCAATGGACATCTACGTCGCAGTCCTTCGTCAGGGCCACGGAGGCATCTCCAATGCCCAGCACATCGCCATCACGAACACGATCGCGGACGCCATCGACGCCGCCGTCCGCGAGTTCGCGGAGCGCGTCTGCCGAAACCTAGACGAAGAGGACGCCCGCATCGTGAGAGAGGAGGCCGAGCGTGCCTAGGTTCAACTGCTGTAGCCGTCCGATCCTCGATTGGGACGGATTCATCTGGCGTTGCATCAATTGTGGATGGAGGGGCACCCGTGCATGACCCCCGCCTGGAGAAGATCGTCAGGGAGTGCGCGGAGAATGTCCGCTGCCACCTATTCGCGGACTCGCGCGAGCGGCCAGAGGATACGTCGGATGCGATCATCCTCCGCGCCCTGGAGGCCGCGCGGGCGGAGGACGCGCAGACGATCGAGCGGCTACAGCAAACGCACTGGCATCGAGAGGCGCAGGCCAATGCGGAGGATGCCAGGGTTTATGCAGCTCGCGCCGAGAAGGCCGAGGCCCTGGAGGCCGCGACCCTCAAGGATCTTGACTCGGCCAAGATCCGCGCCGAGAAGGCCGAGGCCCGCCTCGCCGCGCTCCGCGCCATCGTGGACGACCAGGCCGAGTCCCTGGCCCTCTGGTTCCTCCAGCCGACCGCAAGCGAGGCGCTCCTCCAGAGCGAGCTTAGGCGGCTGCACGCCGCGATCGAGGAGGAGTGATGAATCTCATGGACGAGCTGGACGACCCCATCGAGGTGTGCAAGTCCTGTCTGCGCCAGGTCGCGTCCGAACAGGACTGGAATGACATCCCGGAGGGAGAAGGCGTGCATCTCTGCTGGGAGCCTAAGATATGCCAGGTCCAGCCGCAGGATGTCGGCGGCCCTGACGCCGCCTACGAGGTTGCCAGCCTCCGCGCCCGCCTCGCCGCAGCCGAGAAGGTGATCGGCGATCTTGAGTGGCGTGGAGCCCCGGCTGGTGGCGAGCGAACATGTCCGATGTGCTTCCATCAGGAATCGGCTGGACACGACACTGGCTGCGCCCTCGCCGAGCACGACAAGGAGACCGCATGACCCACGCCGACCCACACGACCGCGCCGAGACCCGCTCCGGTGAACCCGACATCCACCTGTTCCGGCTCCATGAGCTAGGCTGGACAGGCACCTTCCCCACGACCGAGCCCGAGACGGAGGAGACTTCTGGACCTGTAACCGAACGGCCCAAGGAGGGCCTCGAACCATGCGACGACTGATCGTTTCCTGCGCGGCGCTGCTCATGCTCGCCGCGTACCAGCCCGCAACCGCATCCGGCACTCACCCCGGAGCGCCGCCGACCGCGACGTTCGGTGGCGGTGACGAGAGCATCGGCTCGCTGCCGACTCCGCTCGGCCAGCTCCAGACGCCGCGCAACGCGACGATCGGATGGGGCGAGGCGGGCTTCACCGAGAGGAAGGAGAAGGTCGAGCCCGGCAAGGACTACTGCGCGCCGTCCGGCGTCTGCGTCGAGAACGACACGGCCTCGACCGGCAACGCCTACGTCACCAAGGGCACCGCCGCGACGGAGATCACCACGAAGAGCGGCTTCGAGGGCAGCATCTACAACCTCGCCACCGGGCAGAGCGTGGATCTCGGCTCGAACCAGGACGTGGATATCTCGGGGACCGGCGGCACCGTCGAGATCGGCGGCGGGTCGGAGGTTGACGTGACCGCCGACGCCGGCGGATCGGGCATCACGGTCACCCTGCAAGGCGGCCAGGTTGTCACGGTCGCGGCTGGTTCCTCGGCGCACTTCTCGACCTGAGCCATGCGTGCCCTGCTCACCTACTCGATCGTGATCCTCATCGGCATGGGGTGGCTCTACCTCGTCGTCGGGTTCACGTCGAACGAAGTGGGGGCCGCCGTGCCGCCCGCTGTCTACGAGGGCGCGGCGATGCAGTCCGTTCGGGCTGCTCTCGTCACGCCCGAGCGGGAGCCTGTCGACGTGCAGGACGAGGGCGAGCGTCTCGACCTGGACGAGCACGGACAGACCCTGCGGGAGCGGTCCCTCAACCGCCAGGAGGTGCGCGAGCTGATCCAGCACGTCGCACCGGACGAGCCCATCGGAGGGATCACGCCCTACGAGCGATGGCTGTTGGGCACTGATCTAGCCGACACGACCGTTGAGCAGCGCAACCAAGTGCGCTGGATGCTCGAAGAGATCCCGATTCAGCTCCGACCTGGAGAGGCTGAGTGGATCATCGAGCGCGCCGCGCTCGATGACTGGAAGCTCCACGGGGAGACCCGTGACGTCGCGTTTATCACGTTCCTTGGGCCGAAGCGGGTCCTCCAAGAGGCCAGCCCGGAGCTGCTCGCGCAGCTTCGCGCGGACTTCGACGAGTCCGACTGGAGCTATCTCTTCGGGAGCCCCAAGCCCTCGAAGTAGACTCACGGGGCACTTCCCCGCCCCAGCACCGATCACCGGCCCGAGAAGGAAGAGACCATGCCCACGACTCCGAACACCGAAGCCTTCGATCTCGACATCGCCCCCTTCTTCGACAAGCACGAGATCGTGCTCGATGAGAACGGCGGCTACCACGGAACATCCTTCGGGTCGAAGGCCGCCGCCATGAACATCGGTGGACTCAAGCACCCGAGGACGTGGGGGCCAGAGAAGAACGGCCTGCACATCCGGGGCAACGGGGCGCACCTGTACCCGAACGTCTACACCGTCCCGCCGAACAAGGCGGCGGAAGCGGCAACGAAGGCCGCCGCGCTCATGGCTGCGGGCGCGACCGAGGCTGAGATGATCGCTGGGCTGCATCCGATCGTCGGCTACCAGCTCGCGAAGAACTGCGCGAAGATCGCTCAGGGCGCTGACGATGCGCACGATGCCGTCTTCGCCTACCTCTCGAACATCCACTCATTCTACGGCGATTCGCTCACCATCGACTCGACGTGCGGGGACTACGTGCTCGTCGAGGACGTGACAATCCACGGGGGCGGGTCGGGCTGTCACGCAGGCATCGACCTGTGGAGGAGCCCGGTCGGCGGGACGCAGACGGTGGAGTTCCGAAACTGCCGGTGGGTGTCCGATCTCGGAAACGGGAGTATCGCCAAGTGGGCCATCAACGCCTGGAACACGAACCTCATCGTGCGACAGGGAATCTGGGACTGGGGCGAGGCCGTCGAGCACGCGAACTACCCCCACGGCGAGGCCGCGACCCCGATCCCCGGCACCGAGCTCGTGCTCTCGGGCTTCCTCTACGAGGACTGCCACATCAAGTCCGTGGGAGCCGAGGGCTACCGCCAGGTGCGTCGCCCCTACGTGAGCTACTACGACCCGAACCTCGAGCCGGGAGGATGGGCGGACATCAAGGCGAAGTACGAGACGCCCGACCAGGGCACGCACTGGCACGAGAACAAGCTGTCCATGTACCGCCGCTGCCGGATCGAGCAGTTCGGCCAGCCGTGGTCCTACCGTGGCGGCGCGGGCTTCAATTTCTCCGCGTCGGGCGGACACGTCATCGTCGACCAGTGTTCCGCGCTCGGCGCTCCGGGTCGGAAGTTCCCCGCCTTCACGTCCCTCGAGGAAAACCGCTTCTTCGACACGAACGGCGTGGCTCAGGAATCGGCGGGCCGCATCGACCGGGGCATCGCGAGCATGACGGTCAGGAATTCCTGCTTCGCGTTCCAGTACGAGCCGTGGAACTGGGGCAACCACCCCATGCCCATCGTCACGTCTGAGAACGCCCTCGCGGTGACGATCGAGAACTGCGGCATCTACGGGCACGGCGACGTGCGCGTGAAGGAGAACGACGCCGTCACCATCAAGGGCTGCAACACGAACGCGATCCGGGAGGCGTGCGAGAAGCGCTACCCCGAGATCGCAGCGCTGCCGAACGCGAAGTACGTCAGCTACCCCGGCGGCTTCCACCCCGACATCACCAAGGATCTCGTCTGGTCCAAGTAGCGAGCACCGCGCGGAGAAATCCACCTGCCTATCCAACGCGGCAACGCCGCAGAAGTGTGTCAGGGGGGTGCTGCTGCGCGCGGGGCATGTCTCTTCGTCATCGGCACCCCTCGTCACCCGTTCCCACCGGTGGCGGGGGGTGCTTTCTTGTTGTGCCCCTTGCGGCCCCGGGTGATCCGGGGTACGTTCCAAGTGAACCGGGCGGCACCAAGGCCGCAGAAGGGACTCGCCATGACAGGAACGAACAGTCACACGCCGGGGCCGTGGATCCCCCAGAGGGCCGACTCTCACTTTTGGCATGTGGACGCGCCGCCTCCCAGCAAGCGTGGATCGGCGGTCCGTGTCGCGACAACGATCCGAGGCAAGGCGGACACCCTCCTGATCGCCGCCGCCCCCGACATGCTGTCCGAACTGAAGCTGGCAGCCGATCGCCTGGAGATGGCGCTGGAGGAGCTCTCCAACGTCAGCGAGTGGATCCGACCTGACGTTCCCACCGTCAAGGACGGGGTGCGCGCGCTCCTCGGCGCGGCCCACGACCACGACTGGGTGGGCGCCGCCCGCGCCGCGATCGCCAAGGCGGAAGGCGGTGCGTCGTGAGCGGGCACACGCCGGGACAGTGGAGATCGTACTTGGAGGCCCGGATCCGGTCCGGCAGCCCTATCGACGTTGAGGAGATGCGGAGGCTTCTGTCTCTCGCCAAGCAGGACGAGCGACATTGGACGTACCTCTCGGACTTTGCAGACGCACTCGAAGACGAAGCGCAGCGCGCAGGATTTACGATCGACGCAGAGCACGGGCTTGATGAAGCCATGCACGAGTGTATCCGCCGCGCCGTCGCCGCCCCCGAGATGCTGGAGGCGCTGCGCGAGCTGCTCGACGCTCTCGGACTGAGAGAGTCGATCGAGTTTCCGAGCCGAAAGGCCTGCGATCGGTACGAGGTTGCCTACCGCGAAGCCCGCGCCGCCATCGCCCAGGCGGAAGGGGGTGTAGCGTGAACCCCACAGCTAAGCGCCCGTGGCATGTTGTGATAACGGAGACCCTCGCCGGAATAGAGCAACCCGTGAGTAGCACATACACCAAACCCAAGGCTGACCTTGTCGATGCCGACTGGGTCCGCCGGCAGATCGGCGAGCGCGAGCACTGCCGCTCGATCTTCTCCGTCGAGGACTACTACGACGAGGACAACCTCCTCGCCGGCGAGTGGCTCGTCTTGTGGATCGGCGACTCCTGCACCACCAGCCTGCGCGGCGAGTGGCTCATCTCGCGCGATGACGCCGACGCCTGGTTCGAGCGTGGCGAGCGCGGCCTTGCCTCGCTGGTGGACGCCTGCCGCCGCACACCGAACGAGATTGAGGACCCGCAATGAACACCGACATCACCCTTCACGGCATCGAGAGCGGCGACGAGTTCTTCGGCCCGCCGAGAGTCGCCCGCCTTCCGAACGGCCGACTCGCCATCGCACTCAAGCTGCGCACTCGGGTCGCCAGCACGGAGATCGGCGTCGTCGTCACCGGCGAGGCTGCCGCGCTGTCCGTTGCACGGCATCTGGAGGAACTGGCGCAGGCGCTGCGCGCCGCGTGCGCCGAAGCATTCGCGCGCGGTTTCTTTGGCGAGTCTCCGCGCCAGGGCGGGGCGGCGGGACTACACGCCGCCTCGCCCGCTCCTCCCGTCGAGCGGCGCTGATGCGCCACGAGTTCGCGACCCGCGAGGAGTGGCTCGCCGCACGCGGCCTCGGGGCGAGCGACATCGCCGCCGCGCTGGGGCTCAGCCCGTACCAGTCGGCCTACGAGCTCTGGGCCATCCGCTCGAAGCTCTTGCCCGAGCCCGACCTGTCCGATCGCTGGACCGTGCAGGCCGGCATCGCGCTCGAGCCCGTCGTGGAGCGCTGGTACGCCGAGGAGAACGCCGAGCTGTACGAGTGCGACTTCTCCTCGGGCCGTCACGTCCTCTACACCCACGACGAGTATCCCTGGCTGACCGCGTCGCCCGACTCCATGCTCGTGAACCGCGAGACGGGCGAGGAGGGCGTGCTTCAGCTCAAGACCACGTCCATCTGGAACGCGGACGCCTGGGTGGGCGGAGCGCCCCTGATTCACCAGGTCCAGGTGCAGGGCGAGATGGCCTGCACGGGGCTCTCGTTCGCCGTGCTGGCATGCATGCTGGGCGACCTGCAACCGCTCTACGCCGCGCACCTCTCGGGCGTGCCGATCGAGACGCTGCTCGACATGGCGCGGAGCGAGCACCTCCAGTGCGAGCTGCGCTACTACGTCGTGCCGCGCAATGAGCGCTTCATCGAGTGGATGCTCGCCGGGCTGCGCACCTTCCTCGACCACGTCGAGAGCGGCAACCCGCCCGCGCCTGACGGGTCGGACTCGTCCTACAAGACGATGGTCCGCCTGCTCGACGACACGCGCGAGAAGCCGGCCGAGCTGAACGCCACCGCCGATCTGCTCTGCGAGCAGTACGAGGAACTTCTTGCCGAGGAGCGCTCGATCGCCATCCGCAAGAAGGCCGTGCGCAATTCGCTCGTCCACATGCTCGACAAGAGCCCGAAGGGCACCACGCCCGCCGGCCGTCGGGTATCGTGTGGTAGCAAGTTCACGATATCGCCACCTAGAAAGGACTCGCCATGAGTGAAGAACGACGGATCGTAGAAGTCGGTCGTCGCGGGGTAACGCTCGCGAACTGGGACGACGTGAAGGGCTTCGCCCGCGCGATCGTCGCGGCGGACATGGTCCCCTACGCGCTACTCGACAAGAGCGGCGACACCGAGCGTTCGATCACCCGCGTCGCGATCGTCATCGAGTCCGGGCTCGAGATGGGCCTTGCGCCGATGACGTCCATGCGCGGGTTCGCGGTCATCAACAACATGCCCGCCATCTACGGCGCGGTCGGCCTTGGGGTCTGCCAGAGCACCGGGCGTCTCGAGTCCGTCCGCGAGTGGTACGAAGTCGAGGGGCAGGCGGTCGCCCAGCCCAGCGACGACCCGACGTGTACGGCCTTCTGCGAAGTAAAGGCGCGGGACTGGACGGAGCCGTACGTCGGCAAGTTCTCCGTCGCTCAGGCCGTGGCCGCTGGCTTCTGGAAGAAGACCGACCGGAGTGGGAAGCCCTCCCTCTGGGTGACGCGCCGGTACGAGATGTTGATGTGGAAAGCGCGCTGGCGCGGCTACCGCGTGCCGTTCGCGCACGAGCTGAACGGGGTGCCCTTCTACGAGGAGGCGATCGACTACGAGCCGCAGGAGCCCCGTGACGCCGAGTTCACCACGAAGGCGCCGAAGACCCTGGACGAACTGGTGGACGGCGCCACGGCCCCTGAGAGCGCGCCTGACGCGACCGAGGTGGAGCAGCCCCCCGACGACGAGTTCCCCAAGGACGCGCCCGTTGGGACCGTCTGGGAGGCGCCTGGCGGGCAGCCGTGGGTGCTGCTTCCGACCGGGAAGTGGGAGATGATCCCGAGCGAGGGAGAGATGACCAGCGACATCGTTGAGCGCATCAAGAGCGAGCGCAAGCTGTCTGGTGACCTGCCGTGGTAGGCACGAACCTCTGGGACCACCTGCACCGCCTGGTCCAGGTCGTAGATGATCTGTACGCCCGCGTCGCGATCACCTTCGTCTTCTGCATCGTCACGTTCCTGCTGTCCGTTGCCGCCCTGATCGTCGCGATCTGGAAGTGATGCCTGCCACCGACAATCCCACCCCGCTTCCCCCTGGCGTCGCCAAGCTCAACGCGATGCTATGCGGATGCTGCACCAACGAGAACACCTGGGTCCCGATCCTGGAGGAGCTGGAGAGGCTCGATCGCGGCGAGTACCAGGGCGAGGACGGCCTCGCCGCAGCGATCGTGGATCACCTGCACCTGTCCGAGCACGGAGTCTCGATCCGCGCTGGGTGGCTGACGGAGGAGGGAAAGGCCGCCCTGTCGTTCCTGCGCGAGTGGGGAGTTGACTGGATGGACAAGGGCGAGTTCATCGACGACGAAGGCGTCTCACACGGGTTCTGGTAGTGCAATGTCCAAGCCCCTCCCCGTCCGCCACGATCTCAAGCGCCCGAAGTACGGCACCTCGCCGAAGGACCAGCGCACCTGCGACGGGATCGTCTTCGACTCCAAGAAGGAGATGCGGCGCTACCAGTACCTCAAGCTCGAGAAGAAGGCCGGCAACGTGCTCACGTTCCTGCGGCAGACGCCGTTTCACCTGCCGGGGGACAGCCGCTACGTCTGCGACTTCACCGTCTTCTGGTCCGACGGGCGCGTGACGTTCGAGGACGTGAAGGGCGTGCGCACCGAGCAGTACAAGCTCAAGAAGCGCCAGGTCGAGGAGATCTACGCGCCGATCACGATCCTGGAGATTTAGTGGAGCCCTACTACGACCATGCAGGCATCACGATCTGGCACGGCGACTGCCGCGAGATCCTGCCGTCGCTCAAGGCGGACGTGGTTGTGACTGATCCGCCTTACGGAGTGCTCGCGGATACCGGGTCCGCAGCAACACGAAGGAGTGGCGGGAATCAGGATTCTGGCCGTATAGCCTGGGACATCGCTCCGGACGTTGGTGTATGTACTGCCCTCCTGTCGTTCGGAGCAGCGATGATCTGGGGAGGTTTACACATGCACCTCCCGCCTACTCGCGGATATCTCGTCTGGGACAAGCAGATCGACGGGCTGAACTTCGGAGAGTGCGAAGTATGTTGGACGACGTTTCGATGGGCTCCACGCATATTTAGATACCGTGCAGTGTGCGTCGATGGGGGGAAGGTCCACCCTACGCAAAAGCCAGAGGCGCTCATGCGCTGGTGCCTTGAGCGCCCTGGAGTTCCAGGCGGTGCAGTCCTCGACCCCTTCATGGGCTCCGGCACCACGCTCCGCGCCGCGAAGGATCTAGGCCGCCGCGCCATCGGAATCGAGATCGAGGAGCGCTACTGCGAGATCGCCGCGAAGCGGCTCGCCCAGGAGGTTCTTCCGTTCGGCTAGATTCAGGATCGCCGGCGGCGGCAGCGCGGGAAGGTACATCCGCAGGGATGGGGACCAGGCCCGCGCGATGCAAGGTCCGCCGTCGGCACTCTCTCGCCCGCCGGCTGCTCCACGAACCGAAAGGAACGCGGCGCTCTCGGAGGCTGGCGGGCGAAAGGCGGCCTCGGTGGGGGTGGTCCCCGCCGGGGCCGTCACTACATCAGCCACGCGCCAATGGCGAACGTCAGCGCGATCAGGATCGCCACCACGGCGACCGCCTTCGCGAACCAGTCCCAGTCGCTCTCGTGCTTGAAGCTCACGCCTTCGTGGGCGGCGGCGCGACCACCGGCTCTCCCCTGCGGATGCGCTTGCCGTCGCGCACTACGTTCGTCGCCTTGACCGCTGCCCCGACGGTGCCAGCCCCTCCGACCAAGAGCGCCATCAGAACCTCGGCCCAGTTCTCCTTGATCGCGTTCCCGATCTGGCCGCCGCGCTCTGCGATCTCTTGCACCTTCGCGGCGAGCTCCTCCCTCGTCTGCGCGCCGCTCTCGCGGATCTGAAGGATCGCACCGTCGATGTTCGTCTGCCCGCTCTCGAGCGCTCCGACGGCCTGCTCCACGCCGCGAAGGCCCGTGTCGAGGTAGCCACGCACGTCCTCGATGTCCCCCGACGTGGCGAGGCAGGATTGCAGGGTGAGCGCTAAGAGAGCTGCTAAGGCTTTCATGTTCATCCCCTACTTCTTGGACTCGATGTAGAACACGACCACGTCCCACGCCATCGTTCCAAAGACGGCCAGAACGCCGAAGATGACCCAGCGCACCAGGCGCTTCCACTCGGCGGCGAAGTCCTCCACGCGCCGCAGTCGCTCGAGCGCCCCGGGGGAGCCGTTGCCGACCAGGATCTTGCGGAGCATGTCGCGCTCCTCGCGGGCGACGCCCAAGCCAGCCTGCATTGACGACTGAACCGCGGCGCTGGCCTTCTGCATGTCGAGCAGATCTCTCTGGAGCTCCTGGTGCTGCGAGTCGTTTCGGAGCACATGCTCCTCCTGCCGCGCGCGCACGTCTGAGACTGCCGCCATGAGTTGCTCGATCGTTGCGGGTTCGCTCATCGGGTCGCATCCCAGGCGGCCTTGCTGAACTCGTTGTAGAGGCGCAAGAGGCGCTCCTCGTCGTTGCGGTCGCGGAGATCCTTCTCGGCGCTCAGGTAGAGCTTGAGCCGGCCACGGAACGCCCAGAGCGGGTGCTCCCGAACCTCGGCCGCCGTCTCGCGGTCGCCCGCCTCACGGTAGCGTTTCTCCTGGGACTCCAGGGCCTTGATCTGGTCCCGCCAGCCCCGGAACGCCTGCCCGGCCAGGTAGGGGGGCTGCTCGCCCACCAGGCGGCGCAGGAGGGGCACGTCCGCGACGCGGATATCCTCGCCCGCGAGCAGCTTGGCGGGCAGATTCGCGGTCCTCAGCGTCGTCGCGCCGAGCCCCCCCGAGTACGTCTTCGCCAGGTGCTCGATCACCTCGGGCGACCAGTCGAAGGGGAACCCGGCGCTGACTTCCGTCGGGTCCTTGAAGGTCTCGTTCAGCCAGGCCGTGACCGCGCGCGTCTGCGGGTTCACGTTGGGCCAATACTTGTCCGCCTCGGCCTTCATGGAGCCGGGGAAGTCCGCCGGCTTGATCGGGCGGCCCGCCCAGTCCTCGTTGGTCGCCACCTCGACGAGCGGATCCGTGATGGTGGGAGAGATGGTTCGCAGCGCGCCCTTTGCGCTCAGCATCTCGCCTCCGCCGCCGACCGGGTTCGTGCTGTCGAGCACCGACTCCATGACGTTCGCGAAGCCCTCGCCCGTCGAGCGCCGCCCGAGGCCGAAGACCGAGCGGAGCTGCCGGCTCATCTCCTGGCCCGCCGTGTGGAAGATGTTGTAGACGAACGGCGCGGGAATCTTCGCCTTCCACCCACCGGGGAGCATGAAGATGATGTTTGAGCGCTTCTCGTAGTCGGGGACCTTGTCCCAGAAGTTCTGCCCGTCGTCGTCGTCGCCCGCCATCAGGTAGTTGAGCATGTCCAGCGCCATGCTGAACGCGACGAGGCCGGCGACCATGCGCACGACCGGTCGGTGCCCCTTGCTGTTCTTGCTCGCAAGCGCCTCCACCGTGCGCCGCGTGCCCTGGATCGAGGCGTTCGAGAACATGAAGAAGGAGTTGAGCGCGTTGCCCGCCTCGCCCTTGTCCTCGAAGTTCGTCGTCAGGCGCTTCGCCTCGAGCGCGGCGCGCAAGCGCGGCATGCCGAGATCCTTGCGCGCCTTGACGTAGAACGAGAGCCGGGCCGCGTTCTCCACCGAGTCGCTCCACGCGCCGAAGGTGTCGCCAAGGCGCTTGAGCCACGCGCCCATCTGGTTCGGAGCGGAGATCGAACGCACTTCCTTCTCCAGGCGCTTCATCTGCGTCTGAAGGTCGTTCACGTCGAAGGGCGAGATCGCAGCCCCGTCCGCGAAGTAGTCGGCGGTGTACTGCTCGAGCTCGTTCCTCGGCACGAACTCCTCGCCCGCGCGCTGCGCCGCATAGAAGCGGTTGAGCGCGCCGAGGGCCTTGGGGGCGCCCTTGAGAACGCCACGCGCGAACTCAGCCCCGTGCTCGGACGAGTTGAAGTACGCCGTTCCCGCGTCCCGCATCGCGTTGAACACCGGGAAGACCGGGTTCCACCTGGTCGCGAGCGCCGCCATGACGCGCGTGTAGTTGCCGATCGCCTGCACCCAGGCCGCGATGTCCTGCGCGCCGAGGTTTGAGAGCGTCCTGCCCAGGCGCTTGTGGTCGCCCACGAAGCGGATCCAGTGCTGCTCGCCGTCGATGCGCACCCCGAGCCACTCGCCGTCCGTGTTGGTGCGGCGCGGGTCACCCTCGGTGACGACTTCCTCCTGGCCGTCCTTCTTCTTGATGACGCGCCGGTAGACGGCGGGGTCGATCTCGATCGCGCCCTTCAGCTCGTCGGCGTACTGCTCGACCATCCCGTAGAACTGCTGCTGCACGCGGTTCTTCTCGCCCCGGTACACCGCTCGGTCGAGCTGCGTCAGGATGCGGGGGATCACAAGGTCAGCGAGCTTGCCCTGCTGCTCCTCGCTGATGTCGCCCCAGCCCATCGCGCGCTTGCTCTCGCTGCCACGGATGTCGATGCCGCGACCGATCCCAAGCGCCGCGATCAGGTTCCCGCTGTCGTCGATCTCGGCGTCGATCAGGGGCGCATAGAACTCGTACGCGCCGCGCCACTTGTCGATCACGTCGGGGGACTCGAGGCCGTACCCGACGATCAGGTTGCGCGCCTCCTCGACCGCCGCGTCCGTCGCGCGCGCCACGTTCGCGTAGAGCTCGGCGTGTTCGCTCGCCTCGACGCGGGCCAGCAGGTCGTCGGCCCAGGAGTCGCGGAAGCCCGACCCCGGGTTGTTCTCGAGCCCCATCTCCGGGTTGATCCTGGCGATCTGCGCGTTGCGCTCGGGGACGTGCCGCGCGATCAGGTAGCTGCCAAGGTCGCGCAGCTCGAGGCCGGCTGAACCCGCAGCCCGGACGGCCTTCTCGACCGCGAGGTGGTACTTGCGCTTGATCTCCTGGAGCTTGTTCCCGGTCTTGCTCGCGCGGAGCTTCTCCAGCAGCAGCACGCTCGAGTCGTCCGAAGCCCCGAGCGCGCTCTCGACGTGCGCCAGGTCGCCGAGCCGGTCGACCCAAAGCCGCATCTGCGTGGCGGCCATGCTCTTGTCTAGGTCGATCGGGCGCTTCTCGATCACCTGCCCCGTCGCCTGGGCCGCAGGCGTCGCGGCGAAGCGCGGCTGGCCTGCCTCCATCACGGAGGAGCGCAGCTCGTCGGTGATCGGTAGGGCGTGGGCGGGTGACGCTTCGCCACGCGCGAGAACGTCACGCATGATCCGCTCGCGCTGTTCGGGAGTGAAGCGGGCCAGGTCAGCGGGTATGTCCGCCGCAGCCTCAGCATACGCGCTGTCGGTCCATATAGTCGCCCCCGTCACCCTCGCCCCGTGCTTCTTCCCTATCTTGTTGGCGGCGTTGACGAGGATCTTGTCGTAGAAGTCCTCCATCCCCTTGCCGCCGATGGTGAGGTTCGGGCCTGAGACGGAGCCGGTGGTCTCGGAAAGGATGCGCTCCGCGATGGACTTGCCGAGATAGTCTTCGATCGTCTTTGTGTCGCCTCGCGTTGACACTCCGCGAGCGTCGAACTGCTCCTCCCACGAGACACTTCCACCCGTGCTCGCTATCACCTGCGTCACGCCGCCGCCGAGGCCCGACCAGGAGATTTCGTCCACTACGCGGCGGTACTCCGTCTCATACCGCTCCACCTGCTGCCGCCCCGTCGTCCAGCCCAGCTTGTCGAACCCGTGCTCCGCTGCCCAGCGCACCATGCGGCGCATCGCCAGGAGCGGCCAGGTGGTCTTGAAGGGAGCGTCAGGGACGCCTGGGGTCTTCCCTTCGCCAACCTTGCGCGTCAGCAACTCGACCGGAGCATTTGCCCATGTACCTGCGTTGTTGATGGCCTCCTCAGAAGTAGAGCCATACCCGACAGGAACCTCCGCGCCCGAGATGTTGGCGACGTAGTATGCCTCCCACTGCTCTTTGGGTTGGGCATACCCCTTCTTCCTCCCCTCCTGGTGCCAGTCCGACTGCACCTCCTCAACGAACAGCACGCGCTTGCCCTCGCTGTCCGTGCGCTCGTTGAAGCGGACGTGAGCTAGGACGTTCGGGATGTCGCTGTAGTGGCCGCCGGTGAAGGCTGCTTTCCTGGCTAGTTGGTTGGCCGTTGCCTCATCCCGAGCCCTCTCTCGCTCGTACGCACCGCGAGCGAAGTCCTCGTCTCTCGCCCCCTCTTCGGTGAGCCATGTGCGCTTGAACTCCTCGAAAGACAGGAACGGAACGCCCGCAGCGCGCACTGGCAGCGTCAGCAGCAGTTCGCGGTAGTTCTCGCCGCCGGGTAGGGCGAGGCTCTCATTCCTGTAGCGCACGGGATCACGCGGGCCGTATGCCCCTTCATGGATGGACTTGACTTCAGCGCGCTCTTCGTCCGTCCACTCGCTGTCCGGCTTCGCCTCAATCTCCTGAAGGCGCGCGTAGGCTTCGGTACCGCCAAGCACCTTCTCCTCTACCCGCACGTTCGACGCGCGCACCGCATCGAGCAGCTCGCCCTTCTCCACGCTCTTCTTGTCCGAGAGGTAGTCGAGGATCCCGCTCCACTCGATCTCCTCCTCCTTCACGCCAGCGTTCCTAAGCGTGTTCAGCACCTGGGTAGCCGTCGCGCGCTTGCCTTGGAGCTTCTCCTCCAGGACGGACTCGAGCTTCGAGTAGAAGCCGAGCGGGTCGGGCGCAGCGGCGAAGCGCGCCTCGCCCTGGCCCGGAACGTAGCGCGTCCCGCCCTCTCGCCCCACGCCGCGCAGGCGCTCACCGACGCCACGGCCCTCCAGCACGTCCAGCTCGGCCTGCATCTCCTCGCGCAGGGCGGCCGGGATCTGCATCCGGTAGCGGTCGAGCGTCTCCGTGAGCGTCCCGACCACCTCCTGCCGGGTCACGCCGGGGTCCTGCGCCTCGGCAACCGCGTTCCCGTAGGACTGGGCGCGCGCGATCGCCGCCTCTGCGGCTGACGTGGCCCGCTCGGTGACGAGGCCGCCTTCCAGGCGCGCGCGGTCCTCGGGGGTCGCGGCGAACCGCTCGGCCCGCTCCTCCCCGCGCTCGTACGCCTCGGCGGCGATCTCGGCCCGGGACGGGGCCTCTCGGCGCGCGCGGCCCGCGCGGGGCTCCTTCGACCGCTGGGCACGGGCCTCCTTGGTGGCGGCCTGGGCGGCCTCCTGCCCCTCGACCGCCTCCAGCTCGGCCCGGATGGCCGCCGCGCCCTCGGCGTCGCCCCTGGCCTCCAGCCGGTTCGCCTTCTGCCGCGCCCGCTTGCGCTGGCCGGGGGTGCGGAGGGGGGTTGCTACGTCCGTGCTACGCGGCTGCTGCGTTGGTGCTACATCCGGTACTTCCCTGACCCCTTCGGCGGTCTCCACCCCCGGGGCCTCGGCCACTTCTGTACCAGTTTCAAATGGTGCGCCAATGGTGACCAATGGTTCGGTCGCCTTTCGCTGCACCCTCTCCTCTAACGGCACCACGAGCAGGTCCAGGGCCTCCCGGATGCTCTGGGCCGCCCGGTACGGGCGGGCGCCCGCTTCCCGCTTCCCGGCCCGGGTCTCCTTCCCGAAGGTCCGGTTGAAGAAGTCCAGCACCGCGTCCACGATCCGCTGGAGCAGGGTGCGGTTCGCGCCGCTCATGCGCTCCACGAGGCCCGGGTCGCGCGCCACGGCGTCCACGATCGGGCTCAGGCGCTCGACGGACCTGGCGAGGGCCTCGGAACGCGCCGCGCTCACTTTGCGGCCGAAGGACAACGCTTCCGAGAGCGTATGCCCGATGTTCGTCTCGTACTGCGCCCTGGACTGAGCGAGGAACCCGGGAAGCTGCTCCTCGATCGCCGCCTCGAGGTTCGCCCACTCCGCAGGCTTCACGTCCTCGAGCTCGTGGGACGCCTCGTGCCGGGCGATGCTCATAATGAACGTCTCGTCGGACGTTGACGCATCCACCAGCACGGTTCCGCGGTTGTGGGTCCCACGCACCCTGGCCGACTTGGGGAGCTCGACGAAGTAGGGGTCCAGCCCCCGCTGGGTCAGGAACTCCGCCCCGCGGGCCTGCGCGGGCGTCCTGGGCTCCACCAGGCGGTGCGGGGCGGGCTCCGCGCCCTCCGGGGTGTTCTTTCGCTGCATGGCCCTGGCGAGCGCCTGGGCCGTCGTGCTGGCGTTCTGCACCTCGACCGGCTCCGTGGCCTCGGCGGGGGCCTCCTGCGCTCCTGGCTCGCCCTGGGCTGCCTGGCCGGGCTCCTGCGGTGTTCCACGTGGAACATCCTCCTGGGGGAACGCCCCGCCCGGCTCGAGCGGGATCGGGGAGCCGAAGGCGTACCCCGCCCCCTGGATCGCCACGCCGGGCGCCCCGAAAGCGACCATCTCGGCCGCCAGTTGAGCCGTGCCCGGCCAGTTCCACTCGTCCCCGAGCAGCGCCGTCCGCATCAGCTCGCCGACGCGCTCCTCGCCCATCTCGCCGATCACGCCGTCCCAGCCGCCCTTGGCGCCCACCCTGCGCAGGAAGTCCACCACGCCCTTGTCGGGGTTCTTCTTGAGCCACCGCCCCATGAGCTGCGTCGCCATCAGGCGCGCCTTCTGGCCGCCCGGGAGCGCGTCGAGAACCTTTTTCCCGACCCCGGGAGGCAGCGCGGCGCCGAGCTCCTCGGAGAACGTCTCGATCCAAAGGTCGAAGTACCCCTCGGGCAGCGTGTCCGCGAGCTCGGGCAGGGTCTGGTCGAAGACCATGCGCACCTCCCCCGCGTCCCCGTACTCGAAGCCCAGCCCCGCCTGCTCGAGAGCCCGCTCGTAGGCGTTGGCCGTCGCGCGCCCGCCGCCATCCATGCCGGCCAGCCGGGGCGCCTCCTCGATCATGGCCGTCCGCGCCGCCGCCGTGACCGCCATCGACGCGAGCTTAGTCACCCCGCGCTTCACGAGCCCCTCGGTGACCTTCTCCGTGGTCTCCTTGACCGCCTTCCCGAGCGCCGCTCCCGCGACCTTCTTCGCCCCCGAGATCACCCCGCCCGTCGCCGCGAACTCGACCGCGAACCCCGGGAGCTGGGTCAGGATGCTGCCGACCGTGTAGCCGAACCCGCCCTCGGTGTTGGCCTGGTCGAGGAAGTCGAGCACCTGGGCCTTCTGGTCGTCGGTCGCCTGGCCCGCCTCCCACGCCTTCGCGGCGCCGTAGACCCCCGCCATGCGGACCGCTTGGAACCCGCCACCCACGACGGGAAGGAGCTCGCCCGGGCGCTCCTTGGCCTCCTTCAGCGCCTGGCCGAAGGTGCCCTCGGGCGACTTGCCGTAGCGCATCGCCAGCGCGGTCGCGTCGATGCCCCAGCGGGTCCCCATGTCGAAGAGCTCGACCCGCGTCGCGCCCTTCTCCACCAGCCCCTCGATCTCGCGCTGGAGGAGGTACTGGCCTGCCTTCTCGGCCCCGATGGCCTTGTACGTCTCGAGCGGCGCGCCCTGGGCCGCCAGGTCGTAGACCATCTCGGGCGTGGGGGCGGCCTGCGGGCTAGCGTCTAGAGGCTCCTGGGGCTGCTGCGCCGATGCTACGTCCGTGCCTACACCGCTAGCCGTAGCAGCCGGCGGCGGCGGGCTCGCTGCGTCCGTGATCGTCATCGCGACGGATCCCTACTGGTAGCGGCCGGGCGGGAGCGCGGGAGCGGGCGCGTAGTTGCCCTCTTCCGCCGACGCGGCAACCCGCTTCTGCATGATCGCCTTGGCCTTCTCGAGCGCCTTCTGTTCCTCGGGCGACGCGGCGTTGATCGCGACATCGAGCAGATTCTTGAGCGGACTCCATGTGGCGGCATCAATGATCGTGCCGCCGACGCCCTTGCTTCCTCCTCCTGAGCCGCCACGGTCCACCGGCTTGTTCCCCGCGCTGCGTCTGTCAGCGATCGCGTCGAGACGGCTCGAGTCAACACCCGGGATGCCAAGGTCCACGCTCGCGCCCTGCTGCGCGCCCGCACCGCCCTGCGCCGCGCCCATCGCGCCTCGCATAGCCGCAGCGGTGTCGCCGAAGAAACCGCCAGGGACGGCCCTGTTCTGCCGCTGTCCCTGCGAGTAGCGCTCCCACGACTCGAGCTCGTCCTGTCCGTCCGCATAGCCGATGTCGCCCATCAGGGCGCTGCGGCCCCCGTCCTTCGACGTGAGGATCTCGGCGTAGAGCTTGTTCACCGCCTCAGGGTCGGTGACCATCGCCTGGAGCTCCTCGTCCCAGCGGCGGCCGAAGGAGCCGTTCATCACGCCCTGGCCGAGCGCGGCGAGCGCGGGCGCCTTGTTGCCGAGGAACCCACCCAGGTCCGACATCGCCGTCTCGACGAAACCCTGGCCCATGCGCATGCGCTCGGAGGCGTCCTGGGCGATGAACGTCTGGCGCACCTGGATCCCGTCCAGCTCGCTGCGGATCTCGCGCATCCGCTGAAGCGACGTGTTCGGGTCCTGGAGCTCCTGGGCGTACTGCTCCTGCGCCTGCTGCATCACAGGGTCTAGGTCGCCAACCGGCTGACCTTGCGCGTCCGTCGGCGGTGCGAACACCTCCTGCATGCGCTGGCCGAGCTGGCTGTACGTCTGCATGCGCGCCCGGTTCTCGATCCGCGCCTGCGCCTCGGTCAGGAACATGTCCCGATCGGGCCCCTCCATGCGCGAGGCGATGCGCATGACCTTCGTCGCCTCAGCAGCGCCACCCATCTGCTCGAGCGACTCGTACTGCGCCCGCAACATGGGCTGCTCAGCCATGTCCATCCGGCGCTCCGCGAGGCCGATCTCGGCGTCCTGACCGGCGGCGAACCGACTCTCGCGCGCGTCGAGAAGCTCGGCCTCGCGCACCTTGAGCTTCATGTTGAGCGCGGCGATCGCGTTGTCGCGGAAGTCCGCGTTCTGCTCGCGCTCACGACCGCTCTTGTACTGCGCCATCTGGAGCAGCGACTGGGCGAACTTGTCCGCCCCGGCGGGGTCGGTGTACGTCGGGACTACGGTCGGCATGGCTATTTCCCCTTGAACCCGGCAGCCGCCAGCATCATCTGGAGGCCCATGTCCTGAGCGTACTGGCCCGACAATCCCTGGCTCAGCATCTGACCGAAGTCGGGCGCCTGCCCGAACCCGCCCGCGAGATCGAACGCTCCCATGCCAGCCTGAATCCCCGTGCCGATCGAGCCGAGCACGGACGGCTCCTGGATCGGGCCCACGCTCTGCGTCAGGCCGAGCTGCTGCTGGCCGCCCTCGAACTGGAGCTGGTTCTTGCTCCCGTACAGGTTCGCCATGTTGGCCCCGGTCTGCTGGTACGTCCCGTACTTCTGCCCCTCGAGCGCGGCGAGCGCGCCGCCGTACTGCGCGCGCGCCTGGCCCGACTGCCGCGCCACGTCGCCCGAGATGCCCCGGTTGAGGCTGTCCAAGACCGTCGTGTTGTAGAGCCCTCGATTCGTCGCGCTCTGCGCAGCGTTCGACTGCGCCTGCGCGCCGCCGGCCTTGATGTCCGAGAGCTGCTGGTGCAGTTGCGAGCCCAGGTGGCGGCGCTGGGCCTTGTACTGCTGGTTCGCGATCTTGTCGGCGCCCTGCGTGTACTGCTTCTGCTGCTGCGCGAACGGCCCGTAGAGCGCCTTCTGGTAGGTCTGGGCGCTCATCTGCTGGAGCAGGTCTAGGTAGTCCTGCTGCGCCTTGGCCGCGCTCTTGCCGCCGAAGTAGTCTCCAAGCCCGGCGGCGACGCCCGACGCGGCTGCCAATGCCATCGGTAGAACCATCAGTTCGTCTCCATGTGTTGCGCGCCGCGCAGGCTGTCGAGCAGCGCGTTGAATCGGGTCACGAGTGCGTTGATCGACGCCTGAAGCTCGGCGGCTGAACTGTCGGTGTTCTCCACGGCGCTGTCGACCGCGTTGGCCGCTTCGATGCGTATGGTCGTGCCCTCGCCCTGAAGGCCCGGCCCCGCGACGAACTCGGCGTCGATCTCGAGCGTGCCGTCGTCGAGCAGCACGAGCGACTGGCCGGTGAGCACAACGAGGCCGCCCGATGTCACCTCGAGGCCGCCTGCGGCTCCGACGCGGATCGCGATGCGCCCCTGGTTCGTGAAGTACACGGGCTCGTCCAGGTCGTCCGCGCGCACGTCCGCCTGGGCCGTGCGGCGAGCACGGGGGTCGCCACCGCCAAGCACCACGCTTCGGCGACCACGGCCCCGCCAGCCTGCGACCGGCTTGTTACTCACGGACCCGCTCCATCGAGCCGAGCTCGCCGTTGATCCACATCCGCTCGAGCGACCACTGCTCGGACGCGAGGGCCGAGCGCAGCTTCACCCAGCAGAACGCGCCGCGCATGCGCTCGTAGATCGTGGGGTTGCGCCCCGCGCGCAGGGTGCCCTCGTACACGGGCAGGCCAGGGTCGTCCGCCACGTCGCTCTGGAAGAGCTGCACCTCCACCTCGCCCTGGAACGAACTCTCGTCGCCCGTTCCGAGGACGGCCGTGAACTCGTTCCACACGGCCTCCCAGCCGGGCTCGGGTGACTGGAGCGGGCCGATCATTACCTGGCTGTCGATCGCCTGCCCGTCGTCGTTCACCGCCTCGCGGTCCCAGACGCGCACGTACCCGTCGTTGCCGCCGATCAGGAGCCGGCGGTCATCGGGGTCGTCACCGTCTATGAGGAGCGACGCCGTCGGCTGGCGGGAGTACGTGCCTTCGTTCGCGCCGAAGATGTCTTCCCACCAGGAGTCGCTTTTCTGCTCCCAGAAGTAGTGCGTCGCACGCGCCGAGGACTCGCCCCTCGGGACGAGGAATATGTGTAGCCCTTCATCCTGATAGTTCCAGTTCAGCTCCACCCGGTACGTCGTCAGGTCAACCCCTTGCAGCCGACGCTCGATCCGGTGGAGCGAGATGCGATCGAACTGGCCGCTGTAGGGATTCATGCGGTAGAGCCCGCCGCGCGACCCGAAGAAGTAGAGCACTCCCTCTGGGTCTCGCGTCCAGGCGCGTCCGAACGCGATGCCGGTTTCGACGCTCACGTTGTCGAACTCGCCGCCCGCCATCGGGTCCCCGGTCAGGCGCCAG